GTACTTGTAACAAACCTTCTGCTAACTGACCAACTACACCCTTCAACACAGTAAATGCAGTACCTACTAATGCGCCTGCTGCAACTACACCACCTAGAGCAACTGATGCTAATGTAGCAAATCTTCCTAGACTTGCCATCTTTGAAGTTAATCCTGCTGCTGCCTCACCTGCTGAACCAACACCTTTACTAGAACGTCCAAAGAATCTTATAGCATTGGAAAATAGTGTGGATATACCCTTCCAACTTGTGAAGTAATCTCTAAATCTTCCTGCATTAAATCTACCTGCACCATAATCGTATGTGCTATCCTTTTCGTTTTTTCCACCGCCAGAGCCAGAACCTCTTCTACCCACATCAGAGCCAGATCCTAATCCTGTTCTTGCTCTTCCTGTATTCCTTATATCAAAGTTTTGATTTCCTTGTAATGCACTTGCTAGATTTTGTACTCTCTGTGCTCTTCCATTCTGCCTATCGGCAGCTAATGCTACTTTCTTTATTCTTTCATCATATTTTGCGTTTGATTCCGCTATTTTTCTTGCAAGTTCTTTTTCTTTCGCAATAAGGTCTTCTATTGCTCTTTTAGTTCTTGCTAGTTTTTCCTCTGAACCCTTAACTCCCTCTAGGCTTGTTGCCCTTCCTTGTAATTCTTGTATTCTTTGATTATACAGATATTGTTGTGCGCTTAACTTCTCTCCTGCACTGAGTCCTGCAACTTGATTTCTTACAGACCTTTTCCAATCTGCCATCTCATCACGCTCATCACGCAATTCTGCTTTCCTTGCACGCATTGGGTTTACTTGTTCTAATTGCTTAGTAGCCTTTTGCATAGCATTTGCCATATCAACAATAGCTTTTCCAAGTAACTGTTTCATTGGGTTAGTATCTGGTAGGTCTGCCCTTGATGAATACATATTCTCATATCTCTGTAGAGCATATGATTGACTCATTGAACCTACTTTTGTACCAACCTCATTCATTAGCATATTTAATTTTTGAAATGCTTTTTGATTATTTCTATGTGGTGTTATTTTTCCACCTTTTGGTTTTGGTGCTTGATCTGCACTTGTTGCGGTTCTTCCTACCTGTTTTGTGGTAGTAACAGTATTAGTTGTATGAGTCTTTACTTGAATTACTCTACCATCAATTTTATCTATTTCTTTCTTTAATGTTTGTAATCCCTTTAGTGCCTCAGAAATATCTACACCAACCTTGACTTTTTGTGCTTTAGTTGATATAGAACTTAATTGCTTTTCTAATTTACTTGTATCTAGGTCAACACTAATAGACTTCTTTGATAGAAGTTTCTCATCCAACATCTTTCTTGCTTTAGTTGCACTATCAGATAAGCCCTTTGTATTTAAGTCAATATCTACTTTTCCAGATTTTAGTAAATCAAAAAGTTTCTTTACTTCACTTTTTGCATTTCCAACGTCCCCAGTTACTTTTAGATTTAACTCTGTATCTATCTTATCTGCCAAATTATCACCGTCCTTATCAAAAAAGCCCTGCCAATAATGGCAAGGCTTAAACGTCTCTCATTTTAGCAAGTAACTTCTCGACTTGCTTTCCCCCACCAAAAGCACCGCCTACTGAGATTATTACATTTTCTATGAAATTTGCGTTATTTCTCATATCAAGTTTAACACATTTTTCATAGAACATTGTTATCTCTTCCTTGCTATAATTTTTTAATATCTCGTCCTTATTGTGTCCGTGGGCAATTAACACATTTATTGTGTCATATAGACTTACTTCTTCTTCGTCTTCGCTTTTGGCTTTTCCATCTTTGCCATTAGCTTTTTCCCACATTTCATAAAAAAACCTCTGTTGACCTCGTATACTGACATAATAATGTCAAGTCCTTCTACAATGTCAAGGTCTTCTACTTCCGCAGGTGTTAATGTAGTTGACTTAGAAATAATATTCTTTAATAGATCTGCTCCATCTTCTCCTAATGCCCCTAGAAGTTCTAATAGACCCATTACTCTAATTGCAGTTGCATCTTCTCCGTTCTCTGGCTCAAATGCCAACTTAGCAACTGCTGTTGAAAATACGTCTGAATCATCCATAACCTTAGTAATAATATCACTAAGGCTTGATGCAATACGAATTGTATCAAGCATTGAAATCTTCTTTACTACTACCTGTCTATCCCCAAATTCTAATTCCTTTTCAGAAATAAGAAGTTCTAATTCCTTATCTACTGCCATTAAAATATCAACTCCGTTCTCTAATATATGTTTATTATATCACATTATGCTTGTTGTGTCAAATATTTACAAAAACACATAGCCAATCCTTTTCTAACAGATGAAGCCTTTTTTAGAAATTCTCTTCCACATATTTGACACTTACACCTATAATTACCCTTTCCATCTCTATCAAGAATAAATAGTGAGTTTACCATTGTTCCAACTATTTCTATTTTATGAATCTTACCACCAACAGGCATAAAAAATTAACTTTCCTTTCTTGATCTCATCAATAGCATCATCAATATATTTTACCTCAGACAATGGTAATAACTTCCTAAGTCCTAGCAATTCTTCTTCGTTTAGAAATGTATCTGAACAATTAAAGCTATCTGCATTTCCTCCCTTAGTTATATGTAATACGCATACATAATTATTAACCTTTTCATTCTTTCTCCAATATACTATTGTGTCACAACGAAATGCTCCATCTACCTTTAGTTCAGACAACTTTGCCCTTGCATCCACTGATTTAAGCCATGCGTCAAGTCCCATTTTACTTACCTCCAAATAATCCTCTTACCTGCATTAAAATCCTACCTAGATAATTCTTTCCTTTATGTCTGTATACTCCCCATGTGGTATCTCCCCATGTATTTCCCTCAACCAACTGCGCTGTCCCAGTCTTTACTAACTTCTCTAATAAGTCTGGATTCTGCTTGAACTTAGCTATTACAATATCAAACATAATTCCATACTTTACATTTTCCCAATCTGGTCTAAGTTTGATTTTCCTGCCCTTCCTCTTAGCCATTGATGGGTCTAATGTAGAAAACTCTTCTGCTCGTTCTGGGCATTTCTGTGCTTGAAATGCTGCTTCATTATTTAGATACTTAATACCATTATATTCTACATCTGCCATATAAAAGTTTGACAGGAAAAAATATTTTCCCTTAAAACTATCAATCTTCATAACTTTCCACCATTCCTGCCTCAATAAGTTTCATAACTACATCTGGAATATCTACTACTGTCTCGCTCTCATATTCAATGAGATCATGTTCGCTTATGCTTATCGTAGGATACCACTCTGCTATCTGAATTAGATAATATGAATCTAATCTTTTCCCCCTATAAATATAGGAATCACCATCTTTAACAAATCCAAACTTAATGAGTTCCTCTAGCCTATCTTTCTTTACTGATAATACTCTCACTTGAATCATCTCCTTTATGTGTATATATTATATCACATATTTATTCTCATGTCAATAAAAAAAAATCCACATTTCTGTGGATTTTTCTGTATGAATTGATACTAAATGAATTAGTAAATTGGATCGTAGTAACCCTTTACTGTATCCTCATTTTGAGCGTAACCAACAAGTGTTGCCCTATAAAGTGGAGCATCTTTGTGGTTTTCTCTATCTGAGAGATATTCAACATTGAGTGTGAAGTTGCCGAACTCATTTTCTGAGATGAAACCTGAGAGATCCCCATCTGGTGTAATACGAACCTTCCAACCTTCAATGTTGTACTGTCCTCCGTTATTAGGATCGCCAAGGAATAGTAACTCACCTTCAATGAATCCTGCGATTCCACCTGCTACACTGATGAAATCTTGTTCTGGTACTTCAAATGAAACCTTAACCTTATCTCCTGTCTTGATAAGTCCATTTTGTGTAATCTTTACTAGACCACCACGAGACTCTAGTTCATCTACTACATAATCCTTACCCTCTTTGTATGCGGTAATTGATGCTGTAATTTCTGCTTCATTCATTACAGTGCTTGCTGTGAATGAATGTAAAGTACCTACTGTTGCAACGATTGTTGCGCCACTTGCGAGTGTAAATGTCTCTGTTGTCTTTGTAGTTGTAACAGATAGTGTCTGTATTGCCCCACTAAGCCCCTCACGAACTTCAAGTGTTAGCCCATCAAGGTCACCATTATTATTTGGTGCGTTCTTTACTGTGATAAACACACGAACATCGTTTGTACCTGCAAATGCCGCAGGTGCTAGTGTGAGTGTTCCACCCTTTGTATCTGTAAGCGTATCATTTGTAAGTGCAACTGTTGAAATAGTCATACTTGGTGATACGCTCCTTGCTTCAAACTTTGCAGGAATTGCATTTACTGGCTTAACAACTATATTCTTCACATTCATATACTTGTTGCCATCTGCATCTACAAGTGAAATAATTGATGGATTACCTAGAACCTCATATACTTCATCTGTAAATGTCTTTGCTGCTTGTTTTCTAATACTCTCCTCGCCGAAAAGTCCTAATGCAAGGTTGTATGGATTATACTCTTCAAGTGTAATCTTTGAACTTGCCTTAACACTTGTTACAACACTTGCCATAAGTTCTCTATGCTTGTTCATGCTAGAGTTCTTATCAATCTTTTCGATGTCTGTTGTAATTGTGAATCCAGTTGAATTTCCGAGATGGTGGAATCCATGCTTATCCTTTGAATGTGTACGCTTGAAATAAAGTGTACCTGCACCAACCATCAAATCTTCTGGTCTGCTAAATGCCTGATTTGACAATCTATCTTCCTCCTTTATACCATTCTATTGAAACAACCGTTCTGTTGGCTACTACGGCAGGTGCATTTTCATCACCGTCACTTAGTACACCCTCTACTATTAGATTGCTCCCTAGTCCATTACTATGTAAATATCTATTAAACTCATTTAATACTGCTATGAGTTCATTTTCTGCATCATATATTTGTCTGTATAAAGTATCATCATAATCAACATCTCCTGTTGCTTCTCCCTTTACAAACAAATCTATAAACAGTCTTATCTTTGCGCCTACTATTGCGCCTTGCTTATGAACACTTTCTTCTGAATCGAATAATATGTATATTGCAGGATATTCACCTGCATTTCCTAAACCAACTTTTACTACTAAGGCATCTCTATCTACAAGAAAATCAAACAGTCTTTTTCCATCTTTACGCCTATATGATTTTATAAAATCTCTAAGCCTTATTGCTACATCATTCCAATATAATCTCTGTAACATATTAGTTCCTCGCTATTGGTTGAGTAAATGGAAATCTTCTCCTTTTTGCTGGCTTTCCATTTGTGAATGTTAATGGAGTTATCTGTTTTATTAGATCATTCAATGCCTCTCTATACATTCTATATTTTAATGCAAATGAATCATTATCTGGATTTAGATCGTGCCTATTTCCTACTGATCCACCCTTTGTAAATAGTGCCTTTCTTTGCGCTGCGGTCATATATGCGTAAATCATGGCTAATCTACTTATTAAATACGGTGTTGGTGAATAAATATCTTTCTTGTCCACTCCCATACTTTGTGCTATAGCCTCAATATATTGTGTCGATTCTTTTACAATTTCTGGTGTTACATAAGTTCGTAAGAGGGCATCGTCTAACATAGTAGTATCAAAATACTGTCTAGTAGCTATATCCTCTATATCTGCCATTGGTATACTTGGCACTACTTCATCCCCCCTGCTATTCTTTTCACTTCATCCTTAAACATTTGTGCAATTCTAGCTTTATTCTTGCTATAAGCATTTCCTAAAATATTTCTTGGTCTTATTCCTCTAACAAGAGGACTCTTAACCCATCTTCTTCGTCTTATCCAATAATATCCTCTAAAATTACCATACTTATTTAAGTTTATTTGTTGCTTCTTTTTTCCATAGATTCCTGTTCCCTCAATTTGAAATTTTCCATAAAATGCTGATCCTTCATCTTGATAAACAGTTCCTATAATCCCATCATTTGTATCTCTTGTTCTATACTTAAACGAACGTGTTAAACTACCACTTCTATCAGAATACCAATGATGTTGTCTTGCATAATCTATTACAATCTCACAAGCCTTTTGAAGTGTTTTTCTTAATCTCTTCCTGACTTCCCTATCAGATAATAAGTCGTTACTTAATAATCCTTTAGGTGCTTCTATGGACGCTTTTAGCTTTCCCATGATATAAAATCATCCGTGTGATATTTCTACCACACGGAATCTCCTTAATTCAATTACTTTATCTTCGCAATCATGATTGATCCGCTACCATTTTCAATATCTGCACTGAATGATGGTAAGCAAATCTGTGATACAAGAGTCTCAACATTAACTGGATGTGTAATTGTGCGTGTTGTAATAGCAACACCTGTATCAACAATTTTCACATCTGCTCCGGTGTTTGCCTTTCCGAGAAGGTCAATCTCTTCTGGTGTAGTACCAAACACCATATCTCCAAGAACACCGCCTGCTGGAAGTAATGTAACTCTCATGTCTGGATAGAGTGGAAGTCCAGAGCCTCCAACGTGTTCCGCATAAGCAGTATCATTGATTAGGATTCTAATACCTGTTGCATTTTCTACGAAATCCTTAACTTGTGTGTTTGTAATAAGCATAGAATCAATGTTAGTTGCTTGAATAAGTGGGAACATCGCCTTTCTTGTGCTCTCGCTTGCCTTAATAAGATTGAATGTCTTTGTGGTCATAACTGCAAAGCCCATATTTACATATAGCTTTGTACGAGCAAAATCTACCCAATCAATAAGATCTTGAATTGGTGTTGATGTTGCAGTATTACTCCAATCTGCATCAACAAACTGTTGCTTGCCAAGACCATAATCATAGTCTAGCTTCACACCATTATCTTCAATCTTAATATGACCTGTGGAAATAAGTTCCATAGCCATCTTTTCCCGACGAACCTTTGCGCCCCTAATGAGGTTATTTGTATCATCAAAAATCTGTGTCATAAAGCCCTTGAGTAACTGCTCATTTGCAAGAACCATGATCTGTTGACGTAGTGTTTCATCAATAGTCATTCTCTCACGGAAGAATGGCATACTCTGCTTTGTGAGTTCGATTGAGAGACGATCTCTTGTGACTGCCTGTGTATCAAACGCAGACGCCTTTAACTGCACTGGAAGTCCTGCACGTCCACCAATCTTATTTATCTCTAGTCCTACAATCTTCTTTGGCTTGAAAAGCATATGACCCATATACTTTGATTGGTCTTCCTTGCGCTTGTCCCAATACATCGCCACATTTGTAGGAGTTAAAATGTCAAATAAATTCAAACTATATTACCTCCCCTAATTAGTCCTTACGACCAAACATAATTCTTGGTAGCTTTGCCTTAACAGCTGCACCAACATCTCTTGGCATCTTATCAAGGTCAATGACACCATGAATGATAAGTGCTCCCGTTGACTCACCATTTGTAACATCAACACTATGATAGAGAATACCGTCAATATCACCTGTTACTGCTTCAACACCACCACCTGCTAATGCACCAGACGCAGCAGCCGCTACATCAAGTCTATGATCCTCGTCATTAAGACTTGCAACAACATAAGTGTTTGCAATAGTGTCATTATTGATTGCATTAACTACATCCTCAAGTGTAGCGTTCACTACCTTCTTAGCGTCTGTGCCAAGAGTAACATCAAGTGTATGAGTTGTTGTGTTAAATGTTGCAACTGTTGGTGCATTTGCACTTGTTGCTGCAACTATATTAACTGAGTGAGTAACTGCACCCTCAATTCTTGATGTAATAACTAAGTATGTAAGTAATGTAGCACTTGCCTTAGTAACTGTTACATTAGCTTCCTTTGCAATCTGTTGTGGGTCTACAAGTAAACTACCATTTCTACCTACTAGGTAAGTTCCCTGTGGAATTATATATCTTCCCTTATCTGTTGGTGTAAGACCTGTTACTGTTGTCTTATCTACTGTTACTGGTCGCGCAAGGTAACCTTCGCGAATGAGTAGTAAGTCATTATCAAGTCTATCAACTTTCTTTACATCATGTTGTAAAATACTCAAAATTTATCTTCCTCCTTTTATCCAAAAAGTTCGGCTAGTGACTTCTGACCGCCCTCGTCACCGCCATCA